AAGCACCCGAGCCAGAACGCACGATCTCATCTAACGGTCGCACGTCTGGCGCGGTTGACTCAACACTTGAACGGCTTAGAGCGGACGCTGAAAAGTCTGGTAACTACTCAAAGGTTTACCAGTATCGACAAGCCAAGCGATCGGCCAAATAAATTAACGTATTGGACCCATTATGGCTAACGCATTTTCTAAAGAAGAACGAGTTGCATTTGAAGACCTTTTGCAAGGCTTTAACGATGCGCTTGTGTTGTCCCGAAACGTCTCGATCTACCAGACCGATCAGACGATGATGGAGCGCACTAACAACATCATTTTCCGGCCTCAGCCTTACATCGCACGATCGTTTGACAGTACCCCTGGCACGAGCATTTCAGAGTCTTACAATGCGTTTACGCAGTTGTCGGTGCCTGCGACTATCGGATTCAGCAAAACGGTTGCCTTTGAGTTGAATGCGCTTGAATTGCGTGACGCTCTGCAAGAGGGCCGCCTGGGGGTTGCTGCAAAGCAGAAGCTTGCAAGCGACATCAACGTGGCAATCATGAACGCTGCTGCTGGCCTAGGATCGCTTGTGGTGCCAATCGCTGCTGCTGCCGGCGACTATGACGATATTGCACTGGCTGACACGATCATGAACGAGCAAGGCGTGAATATGGAAGAGCGCTATATCGCTCTATCCAGCCGCGACTACAACGGATTGGCTGGCAACCTCTCTCAGGCATCGCGTTCGTTCGGTAATCAAAAGTCTGAGAAGGCATACGAATCCAGTTTCGTTGGACCAGTTGCAGGCTTTGACACTTACAAAATGGACTACGCCAACCGCATTAATGCGGCTGCTGGTGGTGCTACTGCGATTGATACCCGCACGGCTGCAACTAACTTCTATGTGCCGCGCGCCACTTCTACGGCAGTCGGTGGCAAGATCAACGTGGACAACCGTTTTCAGACGATTACGGTTGACAACACCGGCGGCATTGTTGCGGGTGATGCTTTCACGATCTCAGGCGTTGAGGCGGTGCATCACATCACCAAACAATCAACTGGCCAGCTCAAGACGTTCCGAGTTGTAAGCGTGACCAACGGCACTACGATGGTTATCACGCCGCCAGTGATCTCTAACCAAGGCGGCACCGATGCTGAGGCACAGTATCAGAACGTCAAAGTTACCCAAGCGGCTGCTGCTGCTATTGTCTTCTTGAACGTCAACGCCACAAGCGTAAACGTTTTCTGGCAGCGCGATTGCCTTGAAATCCTTCCCGGTCGTTACTCTGTGCCCACCGATGCGGGTGTGGCCATCATGCGCGCCAGCACGGACCAAGGCATTGAATTGGTTATGCAGAAGTTCTACGACATCGACACGATGAAAACCAAGTACCGCTTGGATACGTTGTTTGGTGTGGTCAACAAGAATCCAGAAATGTCTGGAATTCTGTTGTTCAACCAGTAATCACAGAAGGGCTTCGGCCCTTTTCTTTCTGTCAATCAAAAAAGGCCAATATGAAAAACGGTAAAACTGGAATGGGTATGAACAAGACAAAATCCGGCATGATGATGTCCCCAATGCCAGCTAAAAAAGCCATGAGCAGCACCAAGCCTGCCATGAAAAACGCCAAGCCAGCCATGAAAATGAAGTCAAAATGAAGTTGGGCCTTTACGCCAACATCAATGCAAAGCAAGACCGCATCAAAGCCCAAAAAGCAGCCGGTGGCAAAGTCGAGCGTATGCGCTCTGTTGGCAGTAAAGGCGCCCCAACAGCAGCCGCATTTAAGCAGTCGGCAAAAACTGCCAAGCCTGCTAAGAAAAAATGACTGACTTCCCCGCACTTGTTTACAAGTCTCCCGGCACTCACATGCAACCATCGGGCGGCAGCTACAAATATTCCCAGGCCTTGACGCAAGAAGACCTAGAGCGGCTCTTGGCAGATGGCTGGTACATGACTAGCTTGGCGGCAATAAAGGCCGCTGGAGCTGGATCTGCACGCCCTGTAAAACGTGCGAAGTGGCGTAATCCCAAGCCAAAGAAGAAGCGCCCATCTGTGCCGCTTGATGGCATCAACCATCGGCTGATGGTGGTGGCTGACAAGCAAGACGATGCACCGCCTACGCGGGTCGAGCTGCTGCAAAAAGCAAGCGAGCTGGGTTTGGTGTTCTCTGAAAAAGCCACAGATCACAGGATCGCAAAACTCATCACCAGAAAACTTAGCGGGGAATGACATGGGATACAGCAAGCGTGAATTTGTCTCTGCTGCTTACGAAGAAATCGGGCTTGCGAACTACACTTTCGACTTGCAACCAGAACAGCTCCAGTCAGCTTTGCGCCGCTTGGATGCGATGATGGCCGACTGGAATGGTAAGGGAATCCGGTTAGGATACCCACTGCCAGGCAGTCCGGCAGATAGTGAGCTAAGCGAGCCTACGCTTATCCCAGACAGCGGCAACGAAGCGGTAATAACCAACCTTGCGATCCGCCTTGCTCCAAGCATGGGGCGCCAAGTGATGATGGGCACAATGGCTATTGCCAAGGCCAGCTACAACACGCTGCTACAGCGCGCCGCAATGCCCCCAGAGCAGCAGCTACCGTCAACAATGCCAGGTGGCGCAGGTCGCAAGATTTCAAGGCAGTACAACAACCCATTCCTGCCGAAGCCTGTAGATCCAGTGCTGGCTGGTCCAGATGGGCCGATAGAATTTTACTGAGAGCGAAAAAAATGCCATACATCAATCAGCTGCCTGTTCTCAGTAATGTATCGCCAGGCGATCAAATCCCGGTTTACAGCCCTAATAACGGAGATGCTAGACGGTTGCCTATCAGTCAGCTTTTGGATTTTTTCCAGAAGACTTTCGCATCGCCAAGCCTTGCGACCAACATCTTCACTCCGGGCACGGGCTTCAATATTGCCGTGCCTACGCCGGTTGACCAGCAGTGGATGCTTATTCAGCCGGTCGGCACGCTGGCACTTGGCACGATTACCCTGCCGCTGAACACCGGTACGCCAGATGGGTCTGAGGTGCTTGTCACGACAACCCAGCAGATCACAGGCTTCACCCTAGCCCTGAACGGTGCAACCCAGTCCTACGGCGTGCCTACTACCCTATCAGCTGAGGATAACTTCCGGGTGCGATTCGTTGCCGCAACAAACAGCTGGTATCGCATCGCGTAACACAAATGCAGATCCCGATTCTCAACGGCATCTATGCTGACAGCTCGCCACAGCTGCGCACCGCCTATCCAGTAAACCTTGTTCCAGTGCCAAAAAAGTCGGGCATCAGCAACGGCTTTCTGCGACCAGGCGATGGATTGGTGCAAAACGGTACAGGCCCAGGCATCGACCGCGGCGGTATCAACTGGCGTGATGAGCTTTACCGGGTGATGGGCACAAAGCTTGTTTCGGTTGGTCGTGACGGCACAGTTACCACATTGGGCGATGTTGGCGGCCCGGTTGGTGAAATGGTGACAATGGACTACGGCTTCGGTCGCTTGGCCATAGCATCCGGTGGGCGTCTTTACTACTGGGACGAAGTATCTTTGGTGCAAGTCACAGACCCTGATCTAGGGATTGTGCTTGACGTTGTATGGGTTGACGGGTACTTTATGACCACAGACGGAAGTTCTTTGGTTGTGACTGAGCTGTTAGACCCAACTCAGATCAACCCGCTAAAGTATGGAAGTTCAGAGATCGACCCCGATCCGGTTGTTGCACTGCTGAAACTACGCAATGAAATATACGCATTGAACCGGAACACAATTGAAGTGTTTGACAACGTGGGGGGGCAGTTTTTCCCGTTTGCGAGGATTCCCGGCGCTCAGATCACAATGGGCGTGGTGGGCACCCAGGCTTGCTGTACATACCTTGATGCGATTGCATTCCTAGGCAGCTCACGTAACCAGCCTCCAAGCATTTTCTTGGGCGTCAACGCACGGTCTCAAAAGATAAGCACACAGGAAATTGATAACCTGCTGCTGCAATACACCGAGGCCGAGCTGTCTGTTGTAAAGCTTGAGTCTCGCAACGACAGAAGCCACCAATTTCTATACGTGCATTTGCCTGATCGTGCGATTGTCTACGATGCCGGAGCGTCCCAAGATCTAGGTGAACCAGTTTGGTTTACTCTTACCAGTAGCATTACGGAGTATTCGCAATACCGTGGGAAAAACATGGTTTGGGCTTATGACAAATGGCTAATCGGTGACACGCAAAGCCCCGCGCTGGGATACTTTGTCCAAGACATAAGCACTCACTGGGGGCAGATTGTGTATTGGGAGTTCGGCACCATGATTGTCTACAACGAAGGCAATGGGGTGATCTTTAACGAGCTAGAGCTGGTTAGCCTGACTGGCAGTGTGGCGCTTGGTTCAAACCCAACCATTACAACCAGCTACA